ATGCGAACGTCAAATTGCAATGACAGATAAAAACGTTGTTATTAGTGATTGTAGATTCTTTAATGAACTAAACGTAATAAAACGTTTTGGCGGAACTACCGCAGTTGTTTGGCGAGACAGTGAACCTGAATGGTGGGGAAGTGCTTGTAAGGCAAATACAGAACATGCACCACACATCATGGAAACACAATACCCAAGCGTTCATCCAAGTGAATGGAGTTGGGCAGGCTGGACATTTGACAAACAGATTAACAATATAGGCACATTGGAAGATTTACGTCAACAAACGCTAAAATACCTTCTATAAAGTATATACTTAACTCTGTAACCACCCCTTTTTACAGCACCTACCATAAATACAAGTAGACAACGATTCTACGTTTTTAATAAAGGAGCTAAATTATGGCAAATCTTGTTTCACCTGGAGTTCAGGTAACAATCACAGACGAATCAGTTTACGGTCCAACTGGCACAGGCACAGTTCCAATGTTATTCATTGCGACAGGCCAAGACAAGGTTGACCCAACTGGCACAACAGATATAGCAGCACAAACTGTTAAATCAAAAGCAGGCAAGCCTGTATTAGTAACATCACAACGTGAATTAACACAAAACTTCGGTAATGTTGATTTTCATAAAGTAGGCGCCTCTGTCGCACAAGGTGATGAAACTAACGAATACGGACTATTAGCCGCATATTCATTTTTAGGACAAAGCTCAGCAGCTTATATTGTTAGAGCAGATGTTGATTTAACATCATTGCGTCCACAAAGCTCAGCACCAACTGGTCCTGCAGCAAATAACACATACTGGCTTAACCCAGGCACATCTAACTGGGGACTGTTTAAATACACTTCAACAGCAACAGGTTGGGAAGCGGTAACACCAACAGTAGAAATTACAGACGGTCAAGGCACTCCAACTTCAGCAGTTGTAACAGGTGGATACTTAGTAGAAGTAGCCGTAGGTGCAGCTGATACTGAAATTAAATATTGGAAAGAAGACAGCGGCGCATGGGTAACAGCAGCAGTTGATACTTTTGCACCACACTATAACGAACCAGCAGCAGTTGTAGGTAACTTATGGGTTAAAACTACTACACCAGGTAATGGTTTTAAATTAGATATTTCAAAATACACAACAGCATCAGGTTCTTTTGTAGCACAAGCAGTAACATATGCACAAGACCTTGCTCCAAACGGAACAGCCGACGTAATGCAAAACGGAACAGGCGCTAAAGATAGAACATTAGTTGAAGGTGACATGTGGTTAGACCACGACACAGATAAACTTGTTATTCAAGTATACACAGGTTCTGCTTGGGACGATATCGTAGTAGTTGGTCAAGACACACAACCAGGTGGAACACCAGTTGACGGAACAGTTTGGCATGATGGTGACATTAACGAATTAGCAATTTATGAAGTTGCACTTGATAGTGGAACACAAAAATGGCAACGTGTAACTAATGTAGCATACGGAACAGGTGCACCAGCAGTAGGCGCCGACGGCGACTATTGGATTGACACAGACGAAGCAGGCTATCCAGCAATTTACCGTTCAAACGGTGCTTCATGGGTTAAGAAAGACAATGCAGACCAAAGCACAAGTTCAGGCGTTGTATTTGGCGATATTACAGCTAACGATACAACAGCAGGTGCCTATGAAGCAACTCTATTAGCAGGTTCTCCAGATCCATTGTTACACCCAGTTGGAACAACTGGTATTAACATGTGTCGCTCAGGTGGAACAGTTAGAAAGTATAATTCATCATTATCTACAACTTGGAAATGGCGTAACCATGCTCCAGCACAAGTTGATGGATCAGGTTCATTTGGTAGACATGCTCAAAGAGCAGTAGTTGTAGCGGCAATGCAAGCAAGTGCATCAGGTTCAGAACTACAACAAGAAACAGTAGCATTCAGCTTAATTGCAGCACCTGGATATCCAGAAATGACTGACGAAATGGTAACATTAAACAGCAATCGCAACGAAACAGCGTTTGTTATTATTGATGCTCCATTCCGTGTAACTCCAACAGAAGCAGTTAACTGGATTAACGGAGTAGGCGTAAGCTCAAACGGTGAATCAGGATTAGCTACTAAAAATACTTACAGTGCGGTTTATTACCCACATGCATTTACAACTAACCCAGCAACTGGCGACAACGTTGTTGCTCCAGCATCACACATTGCATTATACACATTTGCATACAGTGATAACGTGAGCTTCCAATGGTTTGCACCAGCAGGCTTAACACGTGGTCAAGTTCAAAATGCAGCAAGTGTTGGATATTTAACTTCTGAAAATGAATTTAAATCAGTTTCACTTACACAAGGAAACAGAGACACAATGTATAATGCTAAACTTAACCCAATTGCAAGATTTCCTGCAGAAGGTGTTGTAGTGTTTGGTCAAAAGACTTTACACCCATCAGCTAGTGCATTAGATCGTGTTAATGTTGCTCGTTTAACGGCATACTTACGTGAAAGATTCTCAGTTATTGCAAGACCATTCTTGTTTGAACCAAACGATGAAGATACTCGCAGAAATGCTAAATCAACATTTGATGGATTCATGAGTGGTATACTAGAAACAAGAGGTGTTTTTGACTTTGCAGTAGTATGTGATGAATCAAACAACACACCAGCAAGAATTGATGCAAACGAATTTTGGATTGATGTGGCAATTGAGCCTTCAAAGTCAGCAGAGTTTATTTACATTCCAATTAGAATTGTAAACACTGGCGAATTAAGCTAATATCTCGTATATCATACAATAAAATACAAATAGGGGCTACTTTTAAAGTAGCCTTTATTTTTTTGTCTAAAATGATAAATACAATATATAGAAAAGCGTAAAGTTTTTCTAGTAGAAGAAAAACTTATACAGTTTACAAGGAGAAAACAATATGGCTGTAACAACACAATTTGGAGTCCCGGTAGGATCAAATCATCAAACTTTAATGCCTAAGTTGCAATATAGGTTTCGTGTTTCGTTTACCCAAATGGGTGGCGATGCTACCAACAATACAGAAGTAACGCAAAACGTTATTAGTATCGGTCGACCATCAATAACACATGAAGAAGTTATAGTAGATTCTTATAACTCAAAAACATACCTTGCAGGTAAGCACACATGGGAACCAGTTACATTGGTAATGCGTGACGATATGAATTCTAACGTTATTAAGAAAATTGGTAACCAACTTAGAGAACAATTAGATCATAGCACACAAGGTGGCCAAGCAATTGGTTCAACAGCAAGTGCAGCTGGTCCAGGAAATCCATACAAGTTTTCAATGAAAATTGAAACGTTAGATGGACAAGCCAATCCAAAGGTAATAGATTCATGGGAATTAGTAGGGTGCTACTTGTCAAATGTTCAATATGGTGATTTAAACTATGGAACATCTGATATGGTTCAGGTTACTGCAACAATACGTTATGATAATGCCTCGAATACTATATCTACAGAACCAAACATAGAAGCTGATACACTTAAAAAATAATTAAGTTAATTTCGCTCTAGTGGAGAAGGGACAGTAAATGAGAACGAACTATGCGTATGACAAATACAATCAGGGCCAAAAAGCCTCGATTGTTAAAGGTGTACCAAGAAGTAAGTTCAATTTTACTGCCAGTCTTGCCACAAAAGATGGAACTGTTCCGCTTGATAAGATAGCAAGTATTACAATGCCGGGATGGTCTTCGTCTGCAATGACAATGAATGCCTATAATCGTAAAAAAGTTGTTCAAACTAATTACGAGTATTCTCCTATTACTGTTGTTGCATATGACACAAGAGACCCGGCAGCACTTGAATCTTTCCTCAAAAAATATTCAAACTATTACTACGAAGGGCCGATGAATACCATAGATGAACCTAATCATACGTCAGGCCCTAAAGGTTTTAAATTACAAGAAGATCGTAACTATATTCAAACATTAAATATCATCAGACAAGGTAGTAAAACAGATATAAACTATATAACTGTTTACAATCCAGTTATTACAGATATAGCAGCAGATAATTTAGATTATTCAGATAGCCAACTAGTGCAATACAGATTAACTTTCGCATACGAAGGTTTTGATATAAGATCTACAAATTCAGGACAGTAACTTATGCCTAAGACATACATGCAAGGCATATATGAAGTTTCTAACCCAGGTAAATACTTAGGTAAAAAAGCACCACGCTATAGAAGTGGATGGGAACTAGCAGTATTCCGTATGTGTGATAACCACCCAGCCGTATTAGGTTGGGGCAGTGAAACACACAGAATTCCATATAGAAACCCATTAACAGGTAAACCATCAACATATGTTCCAGATTTACTTATGGTATACAAAGATGCAAGCGGTGGAAATCACGCAGAGATGGTCGAAATAAAACCAGCAAAGCAAACATTAGGTGAAGCTAAAACGCAAATGGATAAAGCACAAGCAGTAGTTAATCATGCTAAGTGGGAATCAGCAAAAGCATGGTGTAAGCAACAAGGAATGGGCTTTAGAGTAATAACAGAACATCAAATTTTTAATAAACCTACTCGTTCCAAAAAGAGGAAGAAATGACAAAAAAATTAGAAGAAGAATTTAATTTACCTTCAATAGAAGAATTAATGCCAGATGTTGAACCTGAAGAAGAATCAGAGCCAACTGTTGAAGAAACTCAAAACGAAATAGTTAAATATAAAGATGATTTAAGCATTGCAGAACGTGCCGATGCAGCACTTCCTATGGTAACAGGAATGGAAGAGCTCGACAGAGAAATGGATGCATATGCATCAAAGGCTATGGCAACATTTGATGATTTAGTAGATTTAGGTAGAAATGTAGAAGATAGACATGCCGCACCAATATTTGATAGTGCAAGTAAAATGCTGGCAGCCGCATTACAGGCCAAACAAGCCAAAATGGATAAAAAAATGAAAATGATTGAACTACAAATGCGTCAACAACGAATACAGCAAGAAGAAAAGAAAACTGATGCATATGTAAAAGATAAACTCGGA